CGATGGTGTAGTTCATGGTTAGTCTCCTTGACCCCATACAGTGATTCGATAACGATAAGACAGGTAGTCAATATCGCCCATTTGGAAAGTACCAGACTCCGCTGAAGTGACTCGCAAAGTGTTGCAAGCACCGCCCAAAGTTCGGTCTGACTCGATGGCCGCCTTGATTGAGTAGTTGCCCGAACCAGCTAGATACTTGTCTAACTTGTCCTGTCCAGTACGCTCCGAAAAGCGCTGAACGATAACAAACACATCAAGATTCGACTGGTCGAGGCCGCGGGCGTTGTTCAGATCGAAAGTGAAATCGAGTTGCCCAACAATAGCACAAGGTGGAACGATGACATCAGGGACTTGGTCGTAGCACCGAAGCCCATCAATGTCGCTGAGATTCTTTTTGAGGCCTTCTCTGATCTCACTTGGAATCACGCCACTAGGCCGTTCATCTTGCGGAATGGGCGAATCAATGCCTCAACATCTGGGTCGAGCCGAGATGAAAGACGCACTGTGCCGAGTTCAGGAGTGCCAGCGATACCAAATGGAGATTGACGGCGAATAAACAAGCGAGAGGCTTGAATCTTGGTCGCCATCGCGATTTCAGCTGGTACTGAAGGCCAACCCCAAACGCCCTGAATGCGGACAGATTGTGGCAGGTTATAAGGAAAGATGTAGGAGCCGATGGCTAGAATGCGAGAATACGGCCAACCACGGCGGGGGTTGTTGATTGGTTCTAGCATCCAATCACCAGCTGCCCAAATGGTGTCGTAGGTCTGATCGAAGTTGTCGTCTGTGGCTAGTTGGCTGAACGAAACGAAGTCGTCGGTGTTGCATGTCCACCAGTCTTGTGCGGTGTAATAACGGGTTACTGGAGCGGCAGTTGTGCCGTCTCTGTAGAAGAATCTGCCTGTGTAATCGTCGATCATGCGGCTAGCGGTCAAAATCGCAGCTTCAAGTCCTGTGTCGTCCTGGATATCCTCGATTGCGAGCGATGTCTTCAGGTCAGACAGGGTGCAATAGCAGTTGGTTAGAGCCACGCTGTGTCCTTTTCTCTAGCTGTTCTCGTTGAGTTGCCAATCAATGTGATGCTTTTCGTCGAGCCAGTAAGTCTTTTGGTGCGGCAAAACAGCCGCGGTGTTTACGTAAATCGGAAAGCCAAGCTGTCTAACTCTGCGACTAAAGAGCAGATCTTCGCTTATCCAAATGCCATTGAGCGGGCCGTCCCAAAACCAGCACCAGTCTGTGCCTTGGTGTGGGTCTGCCATTTCGCGCATCTTTTCGAGTACGCTTCTGTGTATCAACAAGCAACCAGTGCCACAAGCGTCGATCTCGAAAATCGCGTTGCGGTCGTACTTGTTGAGCGGTAGAAAGCCTTCGGGCGCGTCTTGGAATATCGCGGGCACGGGCTGAGGGTAAAGGTTTTGGTCGGCATTGAAAGCCGCGAACACAAGCCCTGAAACCACTGGGCGCTTTATGTCGTGTGCTGTGTTGATCAGTTGGTCGAATGCTTGCACTGTCAGTTGTTCGTCAGTGTCGATCAGCAAAAGCCAGTCCGAGGTGGTGTTGTCAAGAAATGCTTTGACCACTCGATTTCGCAGTTTGCTGAGAAGCCCTGAGCCCTTGATGCGAACAAACGGGCCGAGCCTTGAGCCGCGAGACTGTGCCAGTTGGACCATGCGAAAAGCAAAGTCGCCATTCACAGAGCCTGGGTCGCAAACCCCGATTGATACTTTATGACTTGATTTCATACTCTCCCCCTGAGAGGCACAGAGCAGATGAGTCGGGGGAGTCTCACCTGCTCTGTGCTTGTACTGTGGTTCCCTCAGATTAGAAGGAAGGTGCTACCAAACCAGTGCCTGAGATGATCGAGGCAGCTGCTGGGTAACGCTCTGCTGAGAATGCGCCATATCCGTAAACGACAGTCTTGATTGTCAAGCTGCCTGGAGATGTTGCATCAAAGCGAAGTGAGAACGGTGCACCTGATTGCTCCCAAAGGTGCATTTCGCGTGAATCAACTAGGTAGATCTCGTCCTGGTTGGTTGCTGCGCCGTAGGTTGTGCCCACGTTTGCATCTGTGATGATTGGGAGACCAAGAAGTTGGTAGCCTGAGTTCGCGTACTGTGCGACTCCTGCGCCAACGCCGATTGCGTTCATTTGTCCGTTAGCTGTTGGTACAACTACTGGGCGACCTGTTGAGTCGGTTGCAGCCAAAAGGAATGCAAGGCGACGTGGGTGCATAATCCAGTGAGTTGGAGTTGTGAAGACGTTGCTTTGTACTTGCTGCAACGCATCAGCTAGCTTTGGATAAAGAAGTGCAACTGTTGGTGTTGTTGCTGTGAAAGTGATCGCGTTTCCACCTGAAGCGCGGATTCCCTTCATCTGACCGTTGCTGCCAGTTCCGTTTAGAACCTGAGCGTCAAGAGTCGTGTGCCATGAGCGAATTAGATCTGCAACAACGAATGTGTCGATGCCAGTTCCGCGCTCAATTGCTTGGCGTGAAAGGTCTTGCTGTCCAGCGATTGTACGCACTGGAATAGTCAAGAGTGTGTCGTCTGCGTCAGTTTCAGACACTGATGTGTTTTGTGTTTCCTGAACTGCAGTAGATGTGCCAGTGGTCATTCTGCTGATGTTCAGCGTCATACCAGATTGTGGCAAGGCCATCTTGTTTGTAGCGAAATCAGCTGTTGGACGACCAGCGCGAGCCAAAGGCGCGGCTAGATCGACTAGATACTGAGGTACTACTAAGCCAACGAAGTTTGAAGTGTCAACGTCACGACGTTCAACAGCTTCTTCTTGCATGTGGCGAGCTAAACGCTCGGCTGCTGAAAAGTCGTTGCGTACTTGCGCATTGAATGCATCGCGTACGAATGAGTTTGCAGAGTTTGGTGTGTAAGTGCGTGCTTCTGACACGACCTTGATGCCTGATGATGCTGGAGTTGCAACTGCCGCAACTGATGCGCGTGCTTCTGCAGCCTTGACATCAGCGTCAGCCTGTGCCTTTAGCTTTTCGATTTTTGTATCGAGTGAACGTGACTCTTCTACAAGAGCGTCAACCTTCTCGGTCTCCTCTGCAGTAAGGTCGGTGCGGTTCTCTTCAGCAACTGCTTCAAGAACTGCATCCATTTCTGCCTTGACTGCATCACGGCGCTCGATTACTTTGTCAAGATATGACATTGTATTCTGCTCCTTATGAGTTTGATTCGAGGTGGTGGCGATTGTGCTCACGGCGCTTTTGGGGTGTGAGTCTCGCTCCGACTTCGGTATCTGCTAGCGATTTACTAGCAGAATCTTATTTTGTGCTGTTTACGATTGCCTTTGCAAGACGAAGTGAGATCGAGCGCGGAGTCGCGGCTTCTTCATCTACTTGGTCCTCGTCCTCGTCCATTGTGGCTTCGTCTTCCATCGGCTCCTCTTGGGCGCCCACCAAAGCGGCAAGCATCTCGACAGCTTCCATTACGTATTCGTGTCCTTCAGACATCTTTTCAAAGACGCTCTGCAAGATGATAAGTGACTCGCCTGAGATCTCGCGGCCTTCTTTGACGGCCTGAATCGCTCTTGCTAAATGCTCGCGTGCTTCGACTGTGGTAGTCGGATAAGCTGGGTAGGTGACGACTGAAACGTCGCCGTCCGCAAGTGAAACCTCAGTCAATGTGCGCTCTGATCTGTCAGAGTTCCACTTCTGACGAATAACGCGGAATGCAAAGCTCATCTGATCGACGTCGCCTCGCTGAATAAGAGTGTACAGGTCTCGGGCCTCGCTTGTGTCAGGCAACTCTGCATCAAAGCGCAAACCGACTTCGTCCTCAGAGAGGGTGAGCGTTTCGTTCTTTGTGCGGGCCAAAGGTAAGCCTTCGTGGTTGATTAATAAACGGACATCTGGTGTCTCGCTGAGTGTTTTGCGAAAGGCGCCTGGAGCGATGCGCTCGCTGAATGGAAGTGGCACGCTTGGGTCGTTGAAAACGGCTGCGTAACCCGACAGGCGCATAACACCGTCGTCCTCTTGGCGTGTTTCGACGTTGCGCACTGTATAAGTGCGGCGCTCGATCTTTTTCATCTTGCTCCTGTCTTCCCCGACGGATTCGCGCTTGCTAACTTCGCCACCTGGCTCCATGTCCTCAGAAACGGAGACTGCGACCATTTGGTCAATAGCGCCTTGCTTTGTGTCATGGCAACCGAGTGTGGTGTAGCTGCCGTCTGCTTCTTGTTTTACTGTCGCCCAGCCTGAGCAGTCGCTTTGCTGGTCCGAAATGTAGTATGGCATTACTCGACCTCATAGACTGATAGTGGGTTGGCTGGGTCAATCGTTGAGACCTGTTGCAACTGACCTGTTGGAACTCCCGTGTGAGTCATCGGTGGCAATCCGACAGCTTCGAGAACTGATTTCGGCTCGAATCCAACTTGAATGAGGTTGGTAGCGATCTCGGTGCGTAACTTCATACCGACATCTTTAGCGTCTGATGCATCGATGTTTTGCAAGGGAACTCTGTATTGGTCGCCTGCTTCACCAAGTGGGCTCAGATCTTCAACAGCTCTGACGTCATTGAGTGAGAGGAAACCCTCGTTCAAACCTTTAGTATAAGCATCGTAGCGCTCAAGTGTGGTACCGCGAAGCAGCGCATCGAGGTTGAACTTGATAAAGCCGTCAGGCTCAGGCAAAAGAGGTGAAAGTGCTTGCTCTAGGCGCTCCAAGAGTGGACGCAGTGAGTGCTGCACAAATGAAAGGTTTTGAGCTTCAACTGATGCAAAGCTCATGGCTCCAGCTACTGGGTGGCCAAGCAGTGAGATCGGAACACGGAAAAGACGTGCAATCTCTTCAACTCCGAAACGGCGCACTTCAAGAAGCTGAGCATCTGCGGCGTTGAGTGTTAGCGGCTTGAATGATGCGCCACCAGTCAAGACGCCGAGTTTGCCAGCGCGGTAAGGGCCTGTGTGTGAAAGGTTCCAGTTGCGAGCGATGTCTGTGATCTGCTCCTCGGTAAGCTCACCTGGAGACTCGATCACGCCACCTGGGTTTGCAGCGTTGCCAAAGTAGCTAGCTGCGTAAACCTCGGCTGCCATCGCAGAACCGAGTGTCACTCGAGCTGCACCGATTGGACCAAGACCTAGAAGCTGGCCTGGAAGCCTAAACATCGGAATATGCAACATTTCGCGCTTTGTGAGCGTCATGACCTTGATTGCTTGGTCGGTTGACTGCATGTTGTCATACAAGCTGTTTTCGGCGTTCATGCCGATTGTTACTTCATAAACGATTTCGGCGTTTGGGTTTGGACGGCGAATGCGAACGTTGAGCGGGTTGATGCAGTACAACTCAACTACGTCGCCCATCTCATCGCGAGTCGTCAAAATAAATGCGTTGCCATGCAAGTTTAAAGAGGAGACTACCTGCTCAAAGAACTCAAGCCTTGTGGTTTCAGGATTTGGGTTGTTGACCCAGCCTGGTTGCTCGCCATAAACGACGGCGTAAGGCAGACGATTGCGGCCGCGACGAACGTAGGCGCCAAGAGGCAAAGACGCGATGGTGTCGCCCAATAGGCGAACACAAGCATAAACGGTTGACATGCGGATTGCAGTGTCGGCATTGACATCAACGCCAGCTGGAGTTGAGTACGCAGGACGACCAGGCACAAGCGGCTCGACGAACTGGTTTTGCGCTCGCTGCTCGCTGGCTGCTTTTAGCCTTTTAGATAAGCTCATTTAGTGGCCTTTTCTTTGTCGTTTAGTTGGTACCAGCCGTCGTCCCAAAGGGTCAACAGCCTCTCAAAATAGTCTTGGTATTTCGGTGCTATCGCTTCGAGTGAGTATTTCTCGATTGCTTGCTTTCTGATCTTTGTGCGGTTCAAAGACTTGACGTCCTCTGCCGCCTTCATGAAGTCCGCGAGTGTGCGGCACCTGAAGCCTGTGACACCGTGAACGTTGGTCTCAGTGAAGGCGCCCCAGTCAGTTGTGATGGTTGGAGTGCCGCAAGTCTGAGCTTCGATCACGATATTCCCAAAAGGTTCGATATAGGTGGTCGGCGCAAACAACGCAATCGCGCCACCCATCAACTCTGCCCGCTTTTTAGGACCGACGTTGCCGATGAACTCGCCATAGCCGCCATTTGGTTGGCCAGGGCCTGCGATGATAAGCCTCTTACCGAGGCGCTTGCAGACTTCTTGCGCGATGTTGTAGCCTTTTCGCTCGATCAGTCTGCCAATAAAAAAGTAGTAGTCGCCGTCGCCTTTGCCAGCTGGAAACTGCTCGGGTTCTAGGTAGCCGTTGATGACTGCGTCAAAAAACTCGCCATCTACAGTCGTCGGGTTTTTGTAACCCGCGTAGATTGAGTGCATCCATGCATAGGACTCGAAAACGCGGTATTTTGCGAATGTGCCACCGTAGCCAATGCCGAACTCCACTGACATGTGATCAGGGAAAGCGGTTGCGATTGGTTGGTGTGCAGTGCCGCCAATCAAACAGATGAAGTCTTTTGGCTCAAGCCTCTTTGTCATTTCACGAATCACGTTGGCTGTAAAGACCTGCCAGTGTGGAAGTGTGGTGTCAAATGAAGCGCTTGTGTAATGACCGCCTGCGACTGCTGCTTGTCGTTGGTCTTCATAAATGCAAGTGACCAGCTCTGTCACTGGCGCTTCGTTTTGTTCGCCAGCGTAGAGAATGACTTCATGCCCAAGGCTTGTCATCATGACGCAAAAACGCCTCACTTTTTCAGTGAATGCGCAACTCGTAAAGTCTTTGGTTGTGTTTGTGTGTGGAAGCGATACGACGTGAAATCTCATTGGTCCCCCGACCTTGTTGTTAGAATGTTATTGTGCCACTGCCTGTGAACTTGTAGTACCTGTATCCACCTGATGTGACAGTTGAAGGTGAGCCAGTTGTGCTCACAGCTGCAGGGTAAGAGTCCGCATACCTAATCAAGCAGATGCCTGAACCACCAGCACCACCGTCAGCTGCAGGAGCCCCTGAACCGCCGCCGCCACCGCCGCCTGTGTTTGCTGTGCCAGCTACACC